ATGCTTTGGGACCAAGGGAAGTGTTGCCTAGTCAGGTTCCCCGATCGAATGACATTCAAGGCTCTTACGTAGTTACCGTGGTTGAGTGCATGGGGGTGGCCGAGGCTCACGCACGTTTCCAGAACAATCAAGAAGATCTCACTCCGATTTCCAGATTCAAGTACACGTCTCCGAATCAAGTTCGCCGGCACGAATACTGGGACCGCCGTTACGGCAACGAAAAGCAGGACTGGGAGCAGAGATATTGCGAGATTCGCCACACCTTTGTTCGCGATCTCCGCATCAATCGCACTGGCAAGATGCTGCCGATGGGGGACTGGGGCGAACGCAACGGCGTGCAGGTGCCGCTTACAAGTTGGTCTTACGAAGTACCTACGGTCGGCGCGATCATGGCGTGGACGAACCCAGACAATGGCCTGCCTGCCTCTCGCGAAGCCAAAGCGGAAGACTGCCGCATCTATCCCAACCTTCGACAGATCATCACCAATCCCGGCATGAACAAGCCGCTCTACGACGGCCCAGCGTTTGACCTGCATGGCCAGATGCCGCCAGTGCAGTACGACGTGGACGACTGGCCTTGGCTGGCGATTGGGTTCTCTTTGCTGGACGACGTAGCGAGCGTGGAGAAGGGCAGTAGATCGTTTCTCGACCTGATGTATCGCGTGCTTCGCGCGAAGATGAATCCGAAGAAAGGCTACGATCTTTCTGGCGGTGTACCAAGTGAGTACATCAAGCGTCTCGATTGGCTCGAAGACAACGGAGACACGCTGGGAGTGGATGGCGATCCTCGGAAGATTTTGCAATCCATTTTGCCGGAGAGCGTGAAAGTTGACGCCGAAGATTTCAAAATGTATGAACTTCTCGACAAACTGCGCCAGAAAACTCTGGGGCTGAATGATCTGGGGAGTCTGGCACAATTGAAATTCAACTTGTCAAGCGAGACAGCCGACAAGCTGCTTGAGACCATCGGGCCGATTGCCAAGGGAATCGCAGGCAACCTCGAAGTGGCGCACTCAAAAATCGCGCACATGCTGAAGTTCATGATCCTGCAATATTTCAGCACGCGGAAGCTGATGTCCTATATCGGCCCCGATGGTATCTCGACCCAAGTATTCGATTTTGAGCCCGAATCCATTGTCCCGTCGCATCTGCCGTGGGAGAAAGAGAAAGGCAAGACGAGCGAAATCTCGCGACTGGAGCGGGCAAAATGGTTTGCGCAGAACCTAGAAGTGATTTCTGTTCCCAGCTTCTTGTTGAACGTGACGCAGATGCAGGAGCAGATGAAGTGGCTGAACTTTTTGCAACGTGGGATGCCAGTATCGTTCTCGACGGCGATGAAGAAACTTGGAGTTGAGAACTGGGGCGACACGCCGGGGGCAACGGAATTCGAGAAGTACAAGCATGAGCAGTTTGAACTCTTGCAGATGAAGGCGGAGGCCGCGAAGATTGCGCAGGTTGAAGGCTTGGGCGGTGACGAGAAAGGCAAAGGGCAGGGAAAGGGTGGAGGCCGCCCACCTACCGGGAAGAAACCGCCGAAGCTCGAACAGCGTGGGAATACCACGGGAAATCCACGAACAGTCGTTAGCCAAAGTCAGTGAGGTAAAATGGGACCAACAGTGAAACAGACAAAGATTTTCGCCGTGATCGAACAAACGTTGGAGCCGCGAAACGCGCAGGAACTGGCGGATTATCTGCGAAAGATTCGCTTCACTGGCCTCTCCGATTTTACTTCCGAAGCCGCGTACAATCAGGGCGGATTGAGAACGATCAAGACGAAGGAACACATCCCGATCAGCATGGTAGAGTTGGACGAAATTTTGAAGAAACGGAACGACGGTCAAAAAACCACTTGACATTGTTCTGACGTTTGGAGTATTTCTGCAATTGGAATGAGATTCGCCATCCCCCTCATTTGAGGACAAGATGGACGCCTCGGACGGAAAACGTCGCGAGGCGTTTTCTTTTGGAGCAAAAATCAAACGAGGAGGCAGTATGGCAAAGGGAAAGCACAAGGGGTTGGTCATCAAGGGCTCGGCCCACATGGGCAAGAAAGGCCACAAGAAAGGCCACAAAAAGGGTGGGCGGCGCAAACGCAGCCGCAAGTAGGGAGCCGCCAATGGCCAAGCGCAAAGGCAGTAAGCTGAAGATCAAAACCAGAGCGGTTGGCTGGCAGAAGGGGCGGCTGAAGGGTGCCCTGAACAACAAGCGTCACAACAAGGGCAACTGGAAGTCGCACAAGGCAGGGAAACGCTAATGGCTGCTCAGCCGACACCGCAACCCGATTCACAGCCGCAGGACGGGGCTTCGCCGCAAGGTGGAGTCCCTCCGGCGCAGCAGCAAGCAAACCCCTTGCAGCAGCAACTTGCCGCCGCTGCAAAGGCGATGGAGACGATGGCGCAGCAAAATCCAGTCGTGCAAGCCGAACTGATGGAAGCTCGCACCGCGCTCGTGAAAGCACTCCAAAAAACCATGATGGCACAGCGGCCACAACAAGAGCCGCAAGCCGCACCACAAGGACAATGACATGCCAAAACTCGCCGAACTGTTAAAGACTGCCGGTGTAGCCGATGACGTTGCCGCTGGCCTCCCCAAGGAACTTGCCGCGACACTTGAAGGTTACATCTCCGAAGCGGATACCAAACTCTCCACCGCCGCGCAGAAAGCGGCTGAAGCAGAAGAAGCCAGACGACAAGCCGAGATCGAGCGCCGAGACGTTCAAAAGTACGTCGATGACTACAGCGCGTCATTGAACGAGCAGGGCTCTCTCAAAGCGAAATACGAAGCCACGCTTGCCTACCTTGAGTCACTGAAGACTCAGGGATTCGACGTGAAGATTCCCGGCGCGGACTCAGGCGACGGCAAGAAGCCGATAGTACCCGGAAGTCCGGCAGTGGGAGGCAACGCAGTGGATGAAAACAAGATTCTTGGCAAAGTCGGAAGCGTGATGAGCCAATGGCTCGACGCCAACAATGAGCACATTCGGCTCTACGGCGTGCCGATTCCCGACAATTCCACCGAGATCGCGGAGGAAGCCGCGCGAGCTCGCAAGCCGGTCGGGAAATATCTTGCCGAGAAGTACAAGTTTGCGGAAACGCGCAAGCAAAAAGAAATCGAGACTCGCAACGCCGATATTCAGGCGGCGGCCAAGAAGATTGCCGAAGAGACTCTCCGAGTCGAGGCCGAGAAGCGCGGCAGCAATCCGAATCTTCGCCCTGGCGAGTCCTCGCGTTCGAGTCACATCCCGACGATCAAGAGCGAAGAATTTCACAAGGCGGATGGGAACGTGCCCACCCGCGAGCGTCACCGCAGAATGCTCGAAAATCTGCACAAGGACGTTGAGCAGATCAGATCAGTTGCGTAGGAAAGGTGAACTAATATGGGAGCCCCACTTTACGATCCGCAGTATAACGAGATCGAAGTAAGTACCCGAGAATGCATTCGCAAGAATGTGATCGAAGAGTGCTTTTTCGTTGACGCCCCTCTCCAAGACATCCTGCGGCGTTATGGCGTGGTGGAGGACTTCTTGGGCGGCTCGGGCATGGTGGAAGCCTACAACTATGCTCGTCTGCAAGGCATGGCAGTAACGCCGGGGCAGACGATCACGGTGACGCGCAACCAGATTGCGAGCGCCGCGAAGTTCTACGAAAAGGCGTATGCGGTCTTTACGCAGATCGAGGACTTTGAGTTGGATGTCATCAACCGGGCGGGCGACACTCAAGCCATCGACCAACGGGCGCTGCTTGAGGCAAACCTTGTCTCGCAGATGAACACCATGCTGGAGATGGATGGCTACCGGCACGGCCAGCCTTCGGCGGCCAACGGCGGAACCTCGGGCGTCTCGGATGACCGCTCGAAATCCTCGAACGGATTTTTCGAGGGTTTCTCAAACGGCGTCGATCCTTCTCCTGATGGCAACGTGTTTACCGTGACCGGTGGCGTCACGAGAAACGGAGCAACCGGACAGGCGTACAACTCGACGCCGTACTGGTGTGGACAGTCGAACGGCTATCCGGGTCCAATCACCTATCCGGTCCTGACCAACGTGGTCGCCCAGCTACTCACCCTGAATGCCAAGGCTAAGGTTGGAATCACCAGCCCGTTCGGATGGGCGGCCTTGGTGAACATGCTTCGGGCGATTGCGCGTGTCGATCAGCAAAACGTCAAGGAAGGCACAGATTTTGGCTGGCCGAGTGTTGACTTCTTCGGCGTCAAGATCTACGCCGATCCGCTCTGCCCCTCGG